TTTGGGTTAATTGCTCAAGAAGTTGAGCCTGTTCTGCCTAACATTGTCAGAGAGTGCAGGCGTACGGGTTACAAGAAACTGGACTATGAAGGAATGATTCCTTTCCTTGTGCAATCCGTAAAAGAATTAACTGAGGAGAATAAAGCTCTCCGTGAAAGATTAGATGCGATTGAACAAAAGGTTCAGTCACTCTGAAAACAACAATAATAAATAAATACTATGCCAAATACCTATAACTGGACTCGTTTAGAGCCTCTTGTAAAAACTGAGGAAGTAAATGGTTCCGAACAAAAAGTAGTGATCACTCTCGTTGCGGGACTCACCGCCCAATCCGATGCCGGTTACAGTTCATATATGGACAGTGCAATCAACTGCCCGTTAGACCCAGACAACTTTATTCCTTTTGATGATCTCCCAGAATCCTGGGCAGTCGATAAAGCTAATTCGGTTGCCGAGGCTGACGGCTGGAAAGATTCGCTGGACAAACAAATTGAAGCAGCAAAGGCGCGTCCATTGCCAGCCAAGTTCCCTTGGCAACAGGCAAGTGAAGCACCTTCAGAATAACCTTTAGATAAATCGGGTGGAGTAAAATGGAAGATTTAGAATGGTTAAAAATATTTGGAGTGAACGGTGGTGTGTTTGCCACTGTATCCCTCTCCGATTTGGAGGTCATTCTAAAAATAGTAATGCTTCTCCTTACTTGCGTTTGGACAGGCATTAAAATCATTAAACTCATAAAAGAAGAATGAAAGAAAAACTAAAGAGTAGAAAGCTATGGATGGCCATTGGTGGTCTTTTGACTGTAGCTGCAACTGAATGGCTGAACTTGTCACCAGAGCTAACTGAACAGGTGGTTAGTGCCGTAATCATAATCGTACCTGCGTACATCGGAGGTCAGGGCATAGTAGATGCGATGAAAGAATACGCCTCTAATGGCAAGAAGAAATGATAGTTGAAGCTCTCAAAGGCTTGGCCGCGTTACCACGGCTGATAGACGCGGTTGAGTCTTTGGGGGATATTGCAAGAGCGCAGATGGCGCAGAAAAGAAAAGATGATAAAGACGAAATGGTTGACGATCTTATTGCTAATGCTAGGGAACGCAGGGTGCGTCAGCGTGAAGTTGAACGGATTTCAGGAGATAACGGAGAGAAACCCTGTGGGGTTTGCGAATGCTGTAGAAACAGATGAGGGAGCGGAATTTATAAGAGAGCTTGGAAGATACATTAACCAACTGGAACAACAAATAGAGGCAGGACAATGACTTTAACCGAACTGGCAGATCAGGTTACGACTAAATTAAGCGATACCGACTCCGCTTCAGTTGCGACCTGCAAGAAATTTATCAATAACCGCTACCGAATGCTGTGGGATTCGGGCTTATGGACTAACTCACTGGGGGTTGTAACCAAATCTGTATCAGCAGAGGACGAAACTCTTACTTTGTCCGGTGATCCTACTATCTTTTATTACCCAACCTCCACAACTGTGGCGGCAACGGCCCCCAGGTTACAGTTTGTGGTGGCAACAAAGTTTACTGAGACAGGAAAAGAAGACGGGATAGAGGTTGTTGGCTCTAACTGGATACAATTCTTCCAGCTAGACCCTAACATTTGGGAGAACACAAGCTCTCGTCGGGCTAATCCTACTAACTTCACTCCATTGCCCCCTGATGCCAGCGGTAACTGCCGCATTAAGCCTCTTCCTACGCCTAAAAACGCGGGAACATTGTACGCGTTAGGCAAATTAAAGTTTACTGAACTGGGTGACTCGGATTCTCCGGTGATTCTAGGCTCTGATAACGTCTTATTAGCCTATGCCGAAGGCGATATGCTGGAGAGGTCAATGCAGTACCAGAAAGCACAGGCCAAATTTACTGAAGCAACGACATTACTACAGATTTGCAGGGACTTAGACAATGTTCAGCCAGCAAAGGTTAATCGGGTAATCCCTGAAGTACCGGATCACTGGCAAACACAGGATTTTGTTAACTAATGCCCATACTATCCAATAACTCACTAGATGACCCGTTGATTCTTGACGGGAACAATAGCTTTGTGGGTGGTCAGGTCAGTGCCTCCCGTGCGAATCTAGTTCCGCAGGATGCTTACGCTGAAGGAAAGAACATTGACCTTGATGAATTTGGAAATGCTGTAACTCGCAGAGGCACAAGCCTTGAAGTTGGCTATTTGGTTTGGGAGGATGTTAATGTTAACTGGGAATCAGAGAATACACCTTGGGAGGGGTTAACCGCCCCTATTACCTCACTTGGATACTTTGACACAGGGAGTAAGGAGTACATTGCTGTTGCTGACGGGGCGAACTACCTCAAGTGCGTGACTGAAGACGGGTCGTTCACGTCTTTGACGGGAGCAACCTTCCCTGCTGGGGCTAGTGTTAGGTTTGCCCAGCTTAATGATAAACTTTATTACACGGATGGGTCTAGTGATTTACGTTATCTTGAGGGATCAACCGACCCTGTTACTGCCGAGTCAATCACTGCTGGCAAGATTACAAGCATATCAATTTCTGAAGGGGGATCAGGTTATACCAGTCCCCCTACCGTCACCATAGACGCACCTTCTTCCGGTGTGACTGCTACAGGCACGGCAGTGCTGGGGTATGATGGCAGTGTGGTCAGTGTAACAATGACTAATGAGGGGTCGGGGTATGACAAGGACAATCCCCCCTCTGTTTCTTTCTCTACGTCCAGCGGAACGGATGCAGCAGGGACAGTTAGGATTTCCCAGACTCCAAGCAAACCGAAATTCATTGTTTCTCACACTAACAGGCTATTTGCTACAAGCGCAGACACAGCAGTTCCTTCTGACGTTCTCTATGTGAGCGGGATACTGGATGGCGAGTCTTGGGATTTGGCAGGTGACAATCTTAGGGTGGGCAATGACCGAGACCCAATCACTGCTTTGATGCCAGCGCAAAACTTTGACCTTTATGTGTTTAAAGAGAGAAGCATTTACAAAGTAACAGCCGATCCAACACTAGAAGCTTCGCAGTGGAGCATTAAGTTAATTAATAACCGAACAGGCTGTGTGGCAGACGGAACAGTACAGCAGGTAGGCGCGGATATTATGTTCTTGTCGCGTGATGGCGTTCGCTCCCTGCAATCTATTCAAGCAGGTACAGAGACAGACATTTCTATGCCTATTAGCCGCAATATTAATGATTACATTGGAAGGATTAATCAGGCTGCGGTCAGCACTTGCACGGCAGTTTACTGGCGTAACCGTTATATGCTTTCAGTCCCGTTAGACTCAGCTACCACGCCAGACACAGTGCTGACGTACAACCTTCTGGCGGGAGCTTGGTGTGGATTCTGGACAGGATGGGAGGCAAGAGACTTTGTTATTGCTGCGTTTAGCGGTCAGTTGAAGATGAATATGGGAACGCAGAACGGAGAGCTTTACACTTGGGACGACGCTACGCCAGAAGCATCAACAACTATAAATGACTATAAAGACGGTAATTCAACCTACGAATCCTACATAACAACCAGAGCATACACTTATGGAGAAACGTGGGGTGATAAGATTGGTTACTCTTCTCAGTTTAACTTTGGAAACATCCATACTGATGCCGTAACGGGTGACATTAATTACTACAAAGACCTGTCATCGTCAGGCAGTGCGCTAGACTCCAGTCTCTCCTTGGCGGGAGACACAAACCTTATCCGAAAAGGTTACAATATGATTTCAAAAGGTCGTTTTGACCAGCTACAGTTTAGGGTGAAAGCAGACGGAGGAAGGCTTTCGTTACACTCAATCCAGACCAGTGCGTTTGGTCAACCTATTGATCCGCAGAAATGAACTCACTGAACCTAATGACATTGGCAATCGGGCAGCTTTTTCATAAGCACCTAGACCATTGTAAGGATTGGAAACCTGCCACTTTGTTGAGGTGGGTGGAATGGTTCGTCGTCAAAAAGAGGTACTGGACAGTAGTGAGGGATGGAGAAATTACCGGAGCAGTTTTAATACGGTTTGTTGATAACCCTGAAGATTGCAAGTCAAACTACATAGATACTGGTGGCAGGATTTGTTTTGTAGATGCTGCTGTAGCAAAGGGAGACGGAGTGTTGAAGGAACTTTATACAAAGATGTTTAACGATATGGGCCATAAAGCTGACTCAATGGTTTGGGTTAGGCCAAAGCATAACGATAGAATAATTAGTGTTTCAATGGAGCAAGCAAAGAGAAGATTAATAAAGGAATAGAATTATGGGCAAATCATCACCACCTCCAGCACCAACACCACCCTCTCCTGCCGACATAGCTGCGGCTAATACTGAGTCAGCACAGGCTATGATGGAACTGCAACGGGCAATGCAGTTTGGTGACGAGGTAATGAAGCAGGGCTATATGAGGGAGAGTCTTGGGGTTCCTACAGGAGCAACCCCAGTTTATTCCTCTGAAACCGTAAGAACTACTGGCCCAAAAGAGATTTATCAGCAAGACCGTAAGGATGTTGACGGAGATAAATTACCTGAAAACGAATATAAACTTTTTACTGTAGACTCAAATGGAAACCTTCAGTTTGTTAAAGGGGTAAATAAGCCATCTTGGGCCAGTCAATATGAAGGAAAACCTTGGTACACTTTAAGGGATGACGGGCGAAATTTGCCGTCTTCGGGTAATCAAACAGTAAATCAAGATGTAAAGACTTTAACTGGCTATAAAAATGCAGACGGCACAATTACTGAAGCATATCAATATTTTAAATTAGATGAAGACGGCTCAAGAGTAGCGGTAGACCGAGATGAAGCAATTCAAGCAGACTTTGCAGGAATGTCTGACATTGATTTGGCAAGAAGACAATTTGAGTTTGAGCAGGAAACTTCCCCTGAAAGAACTCGGTTTTTACTAGACCAACTGGAACAGTTCGGGCCAGAGGCAGCTAGGATTGGGCGTGATGTCTTGCAAAGAACAGACCCAACCGGATTTGCTGCGCGTGAACTGCTTGGTGAGCTGGCACAGGCATATCAACCAGCACCAGTGCCCGATGCCCCAACAATGGAAGAGGCAGGAGATGTTCCCACGGCTGAAAGAATAGGTGCACCTCCTACGCTTGATGAGGTTGCTTATACTCCAGAGTATGAGCGTTCTGGTGAGTTAGGGACTCTTGACAGAGTGCAACCAGCACCGCAGTTCCTTGAATCAGAATACGGGCCTTCTTATGAGAGGGCAGGAGAGCTTGGTGATTTGCGTAGAGTTGGGGAAGCACCTCAGTTTGCCGAGCTTGACACTACTGGCCCAACTCTTGAACGGGCTGGAGAAATGGATGCTCTGGAAAGAACGCAAGCAGCACCTAGTCTTGAAAGGTTAGAGGATATTCCTGAGCTAATTGCCGATCCCACTTCAATAGCTGGAAGAAGGTTTGCTGAACAACAGTTTATTGATCGGGCACAGGATGGTCGCACTTCTCAGCTAATGGCAGAGGAGGCAAGAAGGATTGCCAGAGGTAGAGCAGCAGCAACCGGAAACATTTTTGGAGGCGGGGCAGCTATAGAAGAGGCTCGCGCAGTAAGGCAAGCTGAAGATGCAGGACAACGTCAGGCTTTATCTGACTTAATAGGGTTCCTGCAATCAGGGCAAAGTGCTGGAGACTATGAGTCTCGCCTTGCCCAACAGAATCTAGCCAACCGCCTAACGGGCATCCAGCAGAGGACAGGAGCGGA